AGATATATATCTTAAGAAACCAGAAGATGAACGCAAACCTTGTATGTTTGTGTTGGATTCTCTGGGTATGCTTTCTACTGAGAAAGAAATTACTGATGCACTGAATGATAAACAAGTTCGTGACATGACCAAATCCCAGCTGGTCAAGGGTGCATTCCGTATGCTTACATTGAAGTTGGGTCAAGCAAACATTCCAATGATTGTAACCAATCATACCTACGATGTTATTGGTGCTTACGTTCCTACAAAAGAAATGGGTGGTGGCAGTGGTCTTAAGTATGCTGCTAGCACAATCATTTATCTCTCAAAGAAAAAAGAGAAGGATGGAACTGCAGTCGTCGGAAACATTATCAAGGCAAAGACTGCTAAGTCTCGTTTGAGTAAGGAGAACAAAGATGTTGAAGTGCGTCTCTATTACGATGAGCGTGGTCTTGATCGTTATTATGGTCTTCTTGAACTCGGTGAAGTTGGCGGTCTCTGGAAGAACGTCGCAGGACGTTACGAAATTGATGGCAAAAAACTCTATGCAAAACAGATCCTTGCCGAACCCGAAAAGTATTTCACTCCAGAAGTTCTCCAAGCATTAGACGAAACGGCACAACAGGAGTTCTCCTATGGAGCTTCTGTCTGATTACGTCAGAGTATATGACGATGCCCTAGACCCAGAGTTCTGTAAGAAACTGATTAGTTTCTTCGAAGCAAACAAAGTCTTCCATGATCCTGTAGATCATGGGGGACTTCCTACTTTCACGCAGTATAATCTTACTAAGAACTTAGGAGCATCGCATCCTTTCTCGAAGGAACTTGCCGATGCATGTAAAGAGCATACTAAAAAGTATGTTGATGAATTGAAGATTAAGTTTCTTCCAGAGAAACATTCTTGGGAAATGTTTCGTATCAAAAAGTATACTCCTGGTGGTAAAGATAGATTCGACGAGCATGTCGATGTTGCCGATCATAGTTCTGCTAAAAGATATCTTGCCTTCTTCACATACCTGAATGATGTAGAAGAAGGTGGTGAAACTCTGTTTAGTGGTTATAATGGTGACATGAATCACATCAAACCAAAGAGTGGTAGAATGGTAATCTTCCCACCTCTGTGGTTATTTCCCCATGCTGGATTGCCTCCAGTCAGTGGAGACAAGTACATTATTAGTGGTTATTTTCATTACCTATGAAGGACAGAATCGAAAGGACAATCCTTAGCAATCTAATCTACAATGAGGACTTCCTTAGAAAGGTTCTTCCCTTCATTGATCCTGATTATTTTGACAGTAGGACTGAACGTGTAGTCTTTGAAGAGATTGCCAAGTTTATTGCCAAGTACGATAAAATGCCAACGAATGAGATTATTGGCATTGAAATTAAGGATAGGACTGATCTTACTCAAGACGAGTACAGTGAAACGTTAAAAACGGCTAACGATCTAACCAAAGAAGATATAAATCAAGAGTGGTTGTTAGATGCAACCGAGAAGTGGTGTAAGAATCGTGCCATCTATTTGGCATTGATGGAGTCCATTCGCATTGCAGATGGGCAAGACGATAATAAGAACAGAGATGCCATCCCTACAATCCTTCAGGATGCTCTTGCAGTTTGTTTCGATAACAACGTCGGTCACGATTACCTGGAGGATTATGAAGAACGTTACAACTTCTACCACCAAAAAGAAGAAAAGATCCCATTTGATCTTGAGTTCTTTAACAAGATTACAAAAGGTGGTCTCCCAAATAAAACTCTTAACATTGCTCTGGCTGGCACTGGTGTCGGTAAGAGTCTCTTTATGTGCCATGTCGCATCTTCCGTCTTACTACAGGGGAAGAATGTTCTTTATATCACGCTTGAGATGGCTGAAGAAAAAATTGCAGAACGAATTGACGCTAATCTTCTGAATGTAAATATTCAGGACATTGGTGAACTTCCTAAGCAAATGTTTGAGAGCAAGGTAAATAACCTTGCTAAGAAAACTCAAGGTGCTCTAATCATTAAAGAATATCCTACTGCATCTGCTCATGCTGGTCACTTCAGGGCATTGCTCAATGAACTCCAACTCAAGCGATCCTTCAAACCAGATATTATTTTTATCGATTATCTTAATATCTGTGCTAGTTCCAGGTATAGCAAATTGGGTTCTGTCAATTCATATAGCTATATTAAATCGATTGCAGAAGAACTTAGAGGATTGGCTGTCGAAGCCCAGGTCCCTATCGTATCTGCCACCCAGACCACTCGTTCTGGTTATAGTAGCAGTGATGTTGACCTCACTGATACTTCTGAGTCCTTTGGTCTCCCTGCTACTGCTGATCTTATGTTTGCCCTTATTAGCACCGAAGAGTTGGAAGGGCTTGGGCAGATTATGGTGAAGCAACTTAAGAATCGATACAATGATCCTACTATCTTTAAGAGATTTGTGGTGGGCATTGACCGTGCTAAAATGAGACTGTACGATTGTGAGCAGTCGGCACAAGACGATATCCTTGACAAAGGTGACGATATCGAATACAATGAAGACACATCTTTCAAAGACAAATTTGCCAAGTTGAAGTTTTGAGTACCTATCTACCCGATGAATACTGGTCAGTCATTGATACTGCCACTGGTAAAAAAATTGCTGACTGTGGAGAAGAACAGGATGCTAAAATGCTTGTAGAGATGTTTCCTGGTGGACGTTCTTACGTCAAAAATACAAATCATCTCATGGGTCCTGTCGTTGATATTCAGATGCCCAAAGCACTTCCAACCAATGAAGTTGTCTTTGCTGGTAACTATGAAGGTCCATTGTATGCACCTCATCCAGATCTTCTGAAGCAACAATATGACAGGGACAAATACTTGCCCGATACACAACAAGAACCATTTACCGTTTGATTATGTCTGTAGATTACACTAAGTACCAAGAGTTCGTAAATGAAGTCACGTCTCTACAAAGCAAGGAACATGAAGCGTTTGTCTATCGTGTTCAAGAACTTGAGGGTGAAGGTTTTCCTACCGAGCGACTGCTTACTGCTGCTGTAGGTATGTGTGCCGAAGCAGGTGAGTTCACTGAAGTCATTAAGAAAACTGTTTTTCAAGGCAAACCTGTCACCGAAGAAAACCTATTCCATCTGAAACGTGAACTGGGTGACATCATGTGGTATGTCATGCAGGCATGTATGGGTCTTGATACCACTCTTGATGAAATCGTAGAGATGAATGTTGAGAAACTCAAGGCACGTTATCCTGGTGGTCAGTTTGATGTACATTATTCCGAAAATCGTAAGGAGGGAGACCTGTGACCGAAACTACTAATATTCAACTTGAAGTAAAACCCATCCAAGCATACTGGATGCTTCAGGTTCTCACCGATGCCCAGAAGGGTTATGGTGAAGAGTTTGTTCCAGAACGAATCACTTTGATTCGTGAAGTCATTTCTGACATTGATAAACAACTCAGTGAGAGTATGATCGTTGATGAGGAGGATGAATTCGGTGGCACTATCTGAATCTGTTGAAGAGAGTCTGAAAGAAGCAGAAGCATCTCTTCGTAATGCTCTTGCCTATGCGGCACGTCAAGAACGTCCTATGGTCTGTAGTGTTATTGCCGATATGATTTCTCGTATCGAAACTGTAATCTCTACTGATGCCGTTCTTGATAAATTGGAAAGTAGGAAACCTGGTGATAGTGGTTTCTTTGGCACTTTCTTTGATAGGGATTAAAATTGAATATCTAAATAAGAGGGAAGAATAATCCCTCTTTTTTATGCCAATACAAGTAAATGAAGTAAATAGTGATCCAGATTACTATGACATGTATGAGGCAAAGGGAATGTCCCACTACTTTAAATCTGGTGGTGGGGGATTTATGTATGAGGATAAACTATATTATCAATTTAAAGAACTTGGTTTAGTTCCACAATCATTTGTCCCTGCTGGTGCTGCCAATGATCTTCCAGATCTTATGCTTGATGTAGCACCTTCGACAAAAAGAACTGGTGGAACTCCAGCAAAACCAAAAAGAAGAATAAAATTAGAAGTTAAATTAGATACTGCTGCTGATTTTGGACAAAGTGGGTTGAAATGTAAACCAGATGGAACTTGGTATCTTGATGGGCAAGATAGTCCTGAAGGTAGGCAGATGAGATCACTTCTTTCTGCTATGGGAGTTCCTAGAATAGTTCAAAAAGTATGGGGTCCAGCTGGTAGACCAAAAATTTATTCTCATACTGGACCAGCTCAAAATATGTCGCAGAGAGACCTTGACTATGATAGAGAAAATTTTAAAGATATTATGTTAAAGGGTAGTGATGCTCCATCGGTCAATACATTGTTTAGTTATTATGGGACAAAGACCACCCATTATATTCAAATCGGTGGTTATGGGTTATATTATATGTCATCTGATCCTGCAGGATTATCAACCATTGGTGTTAAGAAATTTGATGGAACTTTGAAATTAAGAATCAGAAGAAAACCAAGTGGTAGTAGAACAGAGCCATGGAAGTATCGTTTTTCTACTGCTTTGTTGATTGATACTAAACCATCTAGAAGTGATTTTGATTTGGATGATTATAGTGCAGATGAACTGCTGTACTACCTTGATCCTGGTTTCAAGGTAGTCAGATAAGAAAGTGTCCATCGCAACCCTACAGCAGAGGTTTACCGAGTATAATATGGGTATGAAAAACACCCACCTTGAGCACCTGGAAGACGAGATCCTGAACCGTGGCAGTGACGGTGGCAAGGACGTGATCGACCTTCTTCAATCTGCAGGTGACTACCTCTCTGGCAAGTCCACCACTCTTGGCATCACCACCAAGTGGGACGGTGCTCCTGCCATCGTTTGTGGCACCGATCCTCAGACTGGCAAGTTTTTTGTCGGCACTAAGTCTGTCTTCAACAAGACCAATCCTAAAGCATGTTTTAATGTTTCTGACATTGATCGTTGGTATACTGGAGCTCTGGCAAACAAACTCAAGACATGTCTCGAATTCCTTCCACAACTGAATATCACGGGGATTGTACAAGGTGACTTACTCTACACCGACGATTTGGGAACAGGTACGGTCAGTGGAAGTCGAGTTCTTACTTTCACTCCTAATACTATTACTTATACCGTTCCTATTGGTTCAGAGCTTGCTGAGCAAATTCTGCGGGCAAGGTTGGGTATCGTCTTCCACACGACATATGTTGGTCCGTCTATTCAGACGGCTCAGGTTGCTTTTGCTTCGACACTGCCCAACATCAAGAGCACTGATGATGTATTTGTTGCCAGTGCGAATTTTACTGATGCCTCTGGTGTTGCTGGTTTTTCTCTTAGTCAAAATCGGACTTATCGTTCCTTGATTAACCGTGCCATTGGTTCTTTGAAGCAGGCATCATCTTTCCTTGATCTTCTGTCACAGACTGGTGAATCCAAGTTCATCATGTCTGCCATGTTCAAGCAGTTCTTCAACAAGATGATTCGTAAGGGTCAGGCAGTCACCAATACCAAACGTGTTGCTGCTGATTTTGCTTCTTTCTTCTCCGCAAAGATGAACGAAGAGATCCTTTCTAAGAAGTCTGCTGCGGCAAAAGATAAATATCTACAGATGAAAACAGATGGACTCAAGTTCATCGCAGCAAATGAACATGCTATCTATTTCACGGTAGCATCCTACATTAATATTCGTGCTGCGAAGAAGGTCATTATTGACCAACTGAACAAGGTTCGCACTATCGATACTTACACCAAAACCAATCGTGGGTATGTTCACACCAACCCTGAGGGATATGTGTTCGTAAGTAGTGGTAGTGCCTACAAGTTCGTCGATGACGATTTCCGCCGTGCCAATGTTACTCTTGTGAAAAACTGGGATAAATGAAAAGCTTTTCTCAATTCCTGTCCGAAACAATTACTCAAGCTGCCAGACAAGCCAAGAGGTTAGGTCTCAAGGGTGATGGTCATGGTGGTTGGGTAGACCCCAATGGCAAAGTAGTTGCGAGGACAGTCGATGGCAAATTGGTTTTCTCCAGTGGAAGGAGACCCTCTGCTGGAACAGATCCTGATAAACCAGGAGCAGCAGCAAGGCAGGCACTCCCAGCCGAACCCCCTGCTGGGGTTGATCAAGGAACGCAACAATCTCAACCTGAAGCCGAACCTGAGCAAGAGGTTGAAAAAACAAGAGGAACAGTAACTCTTGGTTTCGGTAGGTTTAATCCCCCTACTGCTGGTCACCAGAAACTTCTGGATAAGATCAAGGATGTTGCCAGTGGTGAACAGTATTATGTTTACCCATCTCACTCTCAGGATTCTACACAAAATCCTTTGGACTCTCAAACTAAAGTAGAGTTCATGAAAAAACTGTTTCCAGATCATTCCAATAACATTGTCTATGATGCTGCGATTAGAACTATACTTGATGCATTGAAGCAAGCAGATGTCGAAGGATATGCCAGTGTCAACATCGTGGCTGGTGCTGACAGACAAAAAGAGTTTGAGACCCTCGCAAACAAATACAACGGGCAACTCTATAATTTTGATGCGATTAATGTCATCAGTGCAGGAGAACGGGATCCCGATGCTGAAGGGGTCGAGGGTGTGTCTGCTTCGAAACTTAGACAGTTAGCACTTGAAGATGACTTTGAAGGTTTCAAAAAAGGTCTTCCCAAAGGAACCAAACCAGAAGTTGCCAATCAACTTTACAATACTGTTCGTCGCAGCATGTCTGTGAAGGCTGAAACTTGGGAGGTTGCTCCTAAGTTCGATTGGAAAGGTCTGCGTGAGCATTACATTTCTGGTGACATTTTCAATGTTGGTTCTCTGGTAGAGAGTCTTAATACTGGTTTGATGGGTCGTGTTATTCGCAAGGGTGCTAACCACATCATTGCCGTCACGAAAGAAGGTCTGATGTTCAAGTCTTGGATTCGTGATATTAGAGAAACCTTTACAGACAAGGCAGGTGTTCCTGCTTCTCAACGTGAGATTGGTACAGACTCTTATCGTAAGTATGTTGAGAAGATGACACCAAATGATAAAGTTAAATCCCTCATAAATAAAAACAAATACAAGACTGGATCGGCAAGAAATGTCTGATAACTTTATTCAAGAGAACGCTGATATTATCACTCTTCGTGCTATGGCAAATGTCTTTATGCCAGAGGCACTTGACCCTGTAGGTCAAGAAGACGACGACGTTGATAATGATGGTGACTCTGATAAAAGTGACGAGTATCTGAAGAAGCGTCGTAAGGCAGTCGGTTCTGCTATCGATAAGCGAAAAAAAAAACTGAAGGAAGCTGCGGCTGCTCACACTAGTGATGAAGACGAAGAAGAGATCATTGAGAAGAAAGTAAAGAATAAGGTTGTCATCAATCCTGAGATGAAAGAGTCTAAGGATTATGATCCTATGGAAGATGATGAGTTCGATCATGATGAAGCAGAAGAGAACAGAGGTGTCTCTGGGAAGAACAATCCCAAAGGTGGTAAGCGTTTATATAAAAAGAGAGAAGTAAAGAAAGAAGAAGTAGAGCAGGTTGATGAGGTTGCTCCATTAGTAGTCGCTGGATTGGCTGCTGCAGCTGCAACTCCATATCTTATGAAGAGGTTTGGTAAACCAGCAGCAGATAGAGCACTTGATAATGCCACAAAGAATAGCAATCTGCCTCTGTCTACTGGTGGTAGTACAGCAGACTTGAGAAAGGCAAAGCAAGCTGCTGGAATGCAGGTTAACTCTTACGAACCAGAAGGTGAGATTGTAGATGAAAGATATAAGGGTTCTAAGCACAGACCACCTGCTGGTTGGAAACCCTATGGTGGTTACGAAAAAGGACCAGTAGAAGTTGATGCTACTGCCAAAAGAATTAAGGCTATTAAAGACTCCATCAAAACGAAAAAAGAAGATTGAATACCACTGACCCTGTTTGGAGTGTGATCATAGTGCTTGTCATTGGTTTGGCAGGCACTCTTTATTGTGTTTATAGAATCTTAAAGATGGCAAATGATGAGATGTCTAAATAAAGCGCCGATGTTTGGACAAAATCATGTTCGCATTTCTTCTTCCATTAGCTGCAAAAGTTATCTCTGATGCTGTTGCCAAGATTCCTGAGAATGAGGAACTTGGTGAAAAACTGATCGAGATTTGTCTGGTTATTCTTGGTAAGGCAGTAAAACTGACCAAGACTGACATGGATGATCAACTTCTTGAGACTGTTGCTAAGGCAATCAGAAATAGAGAATCTGCTTGATTATAAATAATCCTTAGGTAAAACGTAATTGCGAGTTAAGACATGGCTCTCTGGGGTAATAACGATAACATCCAGACCTTTGGAACTGTAAGCCTGTCTGGTAACACAGTTACTGGAACAGGTACAACTTTTACAACGGATGTTGAAGTTGGTCAAGTAATCCGTTTCGGGGTTCGTGGTGGAGTAGGCACCTATTATGGTGATGCCGAAGTTGTCGGTATTACTAGTGCCAGAATTCTTACCATTGGATCCACTGCTGGTCTGGCACCTGCTCTGTATGGTGCTGGTTCTACAAGCTACTACATCAGTGAACTTCCTAAGTATACTGTTCTTGATTCCAAGTTCAGTGAAGCATCTTGGGGTACAGAGGATTCTCTGGTTTATGGTATCTCTACCGATACTTCTGGTTCATATCATGTAGGTCATCAGGGATGGGTTGGTGTTACAACCTATATCGACATGCATGGAAACCTGAGAGTCAAGTCTGAAACTCTGGTTGCTATGTCTGGTATTACAACTGGTGCTAACGGTATTGCTTATCCTACTGATGTCTGATTAAATGAGATTTGATGATTTGAATGATAATAACTATCTCCTCTTTGCCATTAAAAATTACGAAAATCCTCAGGCAATTACGAAGGAAGACTTTGAAGACGACTTGAAACGTATCAAGTACGTCAAAAGGTTATTGAAGAGATATAAGAACACAGGTGAGTTGAGGACACATTTGATCCTCAACCACCTGATTGTTCTTTTCAATGTATTTGGTGATGCTGCCGTACCTTTATTATTCTTTAAGTTGGATGAAGAACTTTGGTCATCCACAAAAAGTTTTTTAATGTTCTTAAATAGAATACCAGAGCATCCTCGTTCTGACCTAAATACCATACAAGAGGATGTGTATTGCTTAGAGCAACTACAATTAATCTGATGGACAGAAGATTAGAAAAAATTATAAATTATTTTCGTGAAGAGTCTGGCATGTCTGCTGGTGCTCCTACTAATAATGCCAGTGGTGGTGCGATTGCAGGTCTTCCACCAGACCAACCTCCTGTAAGAAAGAAAAAGAAATATATTTACGGTCGGGGTTATCGCAAACTTTGGCAACAAAAGTAAAATGGCTTTCGGTTTTGGTAAATTAGCAGTATTAGAATCTAAACTGGACATTTATGAAGATCTCTCTAAAGAGATGCTTGACAAACTTGAAAGAGCAGTAGCAACTATTTCTGAAAATAGTAATAGAGTTGCGATTATTTTAGAACGCCATGAGAATCGTCTTGCCGAGAGTGAGAGGGCAGACCAACTCATCATCAAAATGATTGAAGAGTTGAAAGATGAGATTGGTGATATTGATAAAGGTGTGAAACTAAAATTTCATGAGCAGAATAAAAAAATCGAAGAAGCACAGAAGTGGATCTGGATGGCGGGTGCCGTCCTAACTACTGCTGTAACGTTAATTCAAATCCTTCCAAATATTGGTCTATCCTTGACACCATCGGCAAAAGCAAGTATGATGGCACCAGGCAATGCTCTGGTGAATGGATCTAATTGATTCCAAATACGTCGGTCTTATTTCTTCACGACTTCAAAAGTTCAAGAGGGTAAAGGCAGACCTTTATAATTTCCGATGCCCTATCTGTGGTGACTCCCAACGCAATAAGAACAAGGCAAGGGGGTACATCTACGCAGTAAAGGTCAATACTAATTTCAAGTGCCATAACTGTGGTGCTTCAATGTCGTTCAACAATTTTCTGAAGAAGATTGATACGACTCTTCATGGTCAATATACTATGGAGAAATTCAAAGAAGGTTTTACTGGTAAGAATTTTGTTGTCGATGAACCTAAATTTGATTTTAAGGAACCTACATTCAAGACCAATATCGTTCTCCCTCTTTGTTCTGAAGTGGAAGTTGGTCGAACCTATCTTGAGAAACGAAAGATTGACCCGAAGCAATTTTATTTTGCTGAGAAGTTTAAGGAGTTTGTTAATTCATATAAACAAACTTTTGATGATAGGGTTCTTGAAGAGTCTAGGATTATAATCCCTTTGTATCGAAACAAAAACTTAATCGGGTTTCAGGGTAGATCGTTAAAAAAGAACTCGATTAAATATATTACCATCATGCTTGATGAGAATGAACCAAAAATTTATGGACTTGATGAAATCGACAAATCAAAAACAGTTTATGTCACAGAAGGACCATTCGACAGTACATTCATTCGCAATTCGATTGCTATGTGCGGAGCTGATGCTGATATTGATAAGTGGGGGATTAGCAATCCTGTTTATGCCTATGATAACGAACCCCGCAATAGAGAAATCGTCTCCCGTATTGCCCGTACCATTGATAGAGGAGAAAGAATCGTCATTTGGCCATCTAGTATAAAAGAAAAAGACATCAACGACATGGTTCTTGCTGGACATGATGTTCAGTCTATAGTAGAATCAAATACTTACAAAGGTTTAGAAGCACAGTTAAAGTTTAACGATTGGAAAAAGGTATGAGCAACGGGATTAAGGTTAAGAAGAGAGACGGTCGTATTGAGTCTCTTGATCTGGATAAGATGCATAAGATGGTAGATGAGGCATGTAAGGGTCTTGCAGGTGTCTCTGCTAGTCAAGTTGAGATGAAGTCTGGTATCCAGTTCTATGATGGCATTACAACGGCAGAGATCCAAGAGATTCTGATCCGTGCTGCCAGTGACCTGATTGATCTGGAGAATCCAAACTATCAATTTGTTGCTGCCAGACTGCTTCTGTTTGCCCTTCGCAAGCAGTTGTATGGTCGTATGCATGAGACTCCTGATCTGTATAGTCATACTGTCAAGTGTGTTGAGGCAGGTATCTATGACAGTGCCATCCTTGATTCCTACACAGAGGAAGAGTTTGAAAAACTTCAGGCATGTATTGACCATGATCGTGACTATTTGTTTACCTATGCTGGTCTGAGGCAGGTTGTCGATAAATATCTGGTACAGGATCGTAGCAATGGGGACATTTACGAAACTCCCCAGTTCATGTACATGCTGATTGCGGCAACACTGTTTGCCAAATATCCTAAGGAGACCAGACTCGATTACGTTCGTAGGTACTACAATGCCATCTCCAAACACAAAATCAACATTCCCACACCTATCATGGCAGGAGTGCGAACTCCACTTCGACAATTTGCTAGCTGTGTTCTTGTTGATGTTGATGACACCCTCGATAGCATCTTTAGTTCTGATATGGCTATCGGCAGATACGTTGCACAAAGGGCGGGCATCGGCATCAACGCAGGTCGCATCAGGGGTATCAACGCTAAGATCAGAGGTGGAGAAGTACAACACACAGGTGTTATCCCTTTCCTCAAGAAGTTTGAAAGCACTGTCCGATGCTGCACTCAAAATGGCATCAGAGGTGGATCAGCGACTGTCCACTTCCCCATCTGGCACCAAGAGATAGAAGATATTATTGTACTGAAGAATAACAAGGGAACTGAAGATAATCGTGTTCGTAAATTAGATTATTCAATTCAATTCTCTAAACTTTTCTATGAACGTTTCATCAAAGATGAAGAGATCTCACTCTTCTCTCCCCACGATGTTCCTGGTCTGTATGATGCTTTTGGCACTGATAGATTTGACGAGTTATATGTATCTTATGAACGAGATACATCTATTCCAAGAAAGACTATCGGAGGTCAAAAACTCATTCTGGATCTTCTGAAGGAACGTGCTGAGACTGGTCGTTTGTACATCATGAACATCGACCACTGTAACTCTCACAGTTCTTTTGATGATAAAGTGAACATGAGTAATCTGTGCCAGGAAATTACCCTGCCTACAGATCCTGTTCAGCACATCGATGGTCATGGTGAGATTGCCCTTTGTATTCTCTCTGCCATCAATGTTGGCAAACTGAAGCAACTGGAAGATCTGGAAGAACTCTGTGACCTTGCTGTACGGGGTCTGGAAGAGTTGATTGACTACCAGAACTATCCTGTCGAGGCTGCCAAGAAGAGCACCCTTGCACGTCGTTCTCTGGGTATTGGATACATTGGTCTGGCACACTACCTTGCCAAGAATGGTGTCAAATATGACGATCCTCAGGCATGGCAACTGGTTCATGATCTCACTGAGGTCTTCCAGTTCTCTCTTCTTAAGTCTTCTTGCGAACTTGCCAGAGAGAAAGGTCCCTGTGAAGGATTCGAACGCACCAAGTATTCTAGAGGTGTTCTGCCCATTGATACATACAAGAAGGACGTTGACGAAATCGTCCCTCATGAGTTAAAGTATGATTGGGAATATCTTAGAGCAGCAATCCAACTCTATGGACTCAGGCACAGCACTCTGTCCGCACAAATGCCTTCTGAGAGCAGTTCCGTTGTGTCAAACGCAACAAATGGAATCGAGCCTCCTAGAGGATACCTGTCCATTAAGAAGAGCAAAAAGGGACC